CGCTGTCGGCACAACTCCTTCAATATCCATCAATGAAGATCAGGATGTAACGATATCGGATGGAGCGATTGATTTTGATGTTGCTTCACATGATGGTACGAATGGGCTAAAACTTGGTGGTACTTTAGTTACATCTTCTGCTACTGAACTCAATCTGCTTGACGGTAAGGGCATTGCAGACGAAGATGATATGTCATCAGACAGTGCATCAAACCTTTCTACTCAGCAATCAATCAAAGCGTATGTAGATGCCCAGACAACCGCCGATACGACTGTAGCGGGTGACTCAGGCTCTACGGGCATATCTCCCGGCGATACTTTGACTATTGCTGGAGGTTCGAATGTTGCTACCGCAATGAGTGGCGACACCCTAACCATTACCGGCACTGATACTAATACGACCTACACCGCGGGTGATGGACTGGATTTAACCAGCACTACCTTCAGCACCGATCTTATGTCCAACGGTGGCCTGGAAATAACAAGCACTGAACTATCTGTTGCACAGGGTATCTCACAGTACGACGTAGCCCAGTATGCTTCTGGCGTTGCTGACAATGACTTCCTGAAAATTGACGGAACCGCAGTAGAAGGTAGAAGCGCATCTGAGGTGTTATCAGATATTGCTGCGCTGCCCCTTGCTGGTGGAACGATGACAGGAACATTAGCTGCTGACGATCAACAGGTTACGAAGCCAAGACTTACGGATTATTCAGAAACTGTAAATGCTATTGGTTCCAAGACTGCCGCTTTTGATATTGATTTAGAAGACGGAAATGTTCAAACCCTAACGATGTCGGGTGGCGGTACTTTTAATATCGGAATCGTCAATGCAGTATCTTCCCACTCCAATTCGGTAACCATTCTGGGAACTAACTTGGGAAGCTGTACTGGTACATTCCTTGCTGGTGCGAATGGCGGTGGCGGAAATGCTGTCTACTGGGCTGGCGGAGGTGATACAAGTGACAACCTTATGACCTCTTCAGGAACTGACGTAGTTACATTGACTACCTTTGACGGCGGAACTAACTGGTATGGCTTCGTTGCTGGTAAAGCATTTGCTAATTCATAAGGGCAGGGGAATAGATAATGGCAAAAGAAACTGCAACGTACATTAGCCAATTAGTAGCGACAAACCCCGTTGCTTCTGATTCTGTATCGGTTGGCGACGATCATCTTAGGATGCTTAAAACTGTCCTGAAGACTCAGTTTAGTGGTCTTACAGGAACAACCGCTATCAGTTCTTCTGAAGCGGAGTTAAACATTCTGGATGGTGTAACGTCTACTGCTGCGGAACTTAATATATTAGACGGGGTAACTTCAACTGCTGCAGAATTAAATATCTTAGACGGTGTTACCTCTACGGCTGCTGAACTAAATATCTTGGATGGGGTAACAAGTACCGCTGCTGAACTTAATATCTTAGATGGTGTTACGTCTACGGCAGCAGAATTAAATATTTTGGACGGTGTTACTTCAACCGCTGCTGAGTTGAACATTGTAGACGGGGTTACTGCTACGGCAGCAGAGTTAAACTACAACGATATTACGACTCTGGGTACTGTTGAAAATTCCAAGGCAGTTACCGCTGATGCCAGTGGTGTTGTTAATCACGCAGACAAGATTGTACAGCGTCCTGAGTTTAAGGATTACGGGGAAACAGTAAATGCAATTGGTAATACTGGGGGTGGCAGTCAGTCCATTGATCTCTTGCTTGGTAATGTTGTAACTGCTACACAGACTGCATCAGCAACGACTTACACATTTGATAACCCTTCCGATTCTGGTAGTTGCTGTTCATTCACGTTAATTCTCACTAATGGTGCATCCAATAGTGGAACAGTTTGGCCCGGTGCAGTCGATTGGAAAGATGGTACTGAGCCTACACTTACATCAAGCGGTGTTGACATACTTACTTTTACAACTGTAGATGGTGGAACAATCTGGTACGGCTTTGCTGCTGGAACAGATATGCAATCACCATGAGGATAAGATTATGCCACTAGGAGCATTTAAAGCTGCATTAATGGGAACCGCTGGAGTATCTGCTGAGGCAGATGTAGTTCTGCTGCATGATACGGATTATTCTGACGCAGCATCAGCATCAATTACGTCTGGTATTGATTCAACTTACGGAGAATATATTTTCAAGTTTTATAACATAAATCCAGCTACAGATAGTTCAAATTTTACATTTCAAGTAAATGGCGCTGGTGAGTCTGGTTATAACGAAACTATTACGTCAACAGCTTTTCACGCGTACAATGATGAAGCTGATCTCCATCCTGACTTTGTCATGAACGCAGGTTACAGTCAAGCGGAGGGTACTGATTATGAAGTTTTATATCCCGGCCCCGGTAATGGGTCAGATGAAAGTTTTGTAGGAGAATTACATTTATTTAATCCAGCAAGCACGACGTATGCAAAACATTTTTATTCTACCATCCAAGGTTATTACACTAGCGATTATAGCCTTTGCCACTTCCAAGCTGGGTATATTAATACTACAACAGCAATAGATGAAATTTCTTTCAAAATGGCGTCAGGTAATTTTGACGGCACCATAAAAATGTGGGGAGTAAAGTAAAATGGCAATGACACTGATAACAACTAATACATCGTCAGGTGCTGCTACTTCTGATTTTACTACTGGTATAGACAACACTTACAAACTTTATATCTTTAAGTTTTATGACTTAAATCCTGCCACTGATAATGTCCAGTTTTCTTTTCAAGTAAATGCTGCGGGGGGAAGTGGCTATAACGAAACTATGACAACTACAACTTTTTATGCGTATCATGATGAGGCTGATGGTCAAACTGGTCTTACCTACGGCGCAAACTACGATCAAGCGGAGGGTACTGATTATGATGTTTTATACCTTGGCGGCGGTAATGGTGCAGATGAAAGTTGTGCCGGAGAATTATTTTTATTCAACCCGTCTAGTACGACATATGTAAAACATTTTTATAGCGCCATCCAAGGTTATTACTATCAAGATTATAGCCTTTGTCATTTCCAATCTGGCTATATTAATACTACTTCAGCAATAGACGAAGTTTCTTTCAAATATTCATCGGGTAATATGGACGGTGTAATAAGAATGTACGGAGTAGGCTAATGGGTATACCAACACTGATTTCAACGGCTACGGCGAGTGATGCAGCTTCTGTAGATATTACGTCTGGAATAGACAGCACATATGATGAGTATATGTTTGTGTTTACGGATATTCACCCGGAAACGGATCAAGCGAATTTTACGTTCCAATTCAATGCTGCTGGCGGGTCTGGGTTTAACGAAACCATTACCTCTACTGCGTTTTCTGCTTACCATAGAGAAAATGATGGGGCTGCTGTCCTGGGCTATGCGACAGGCAAAGACCAAGCTCAAGGAACTGCTTATCAGCAGTTCGACCCAGAAGTAGATGCTGATAATGATTCTTCTATCGCCGGTATCCTGCATTTATTTAATCCCTCAAGTACAACTTATGCAAAACATTTTTATTCTAGGTCGAACAATGCGCTAGATAGTGGCACGATGAATGCAAGCGATAGTTTTATAGCGGGATACATAAATACTACTGCGGCAATAGATGAAATTTCTTTCAAATTTTCTAGTGGGAATATGAATGGCGTAATTCAGATGTATGGCATAGCTTAACTTTAGGAGCAATTTAGATGGCAAGACATAAAATAGTAAACGGTGTACGGATTGACTTCACACCGGAAGAAGAAGTAGCAAGAGATGCAGAAGAAGCTGCATGGGCAGCAGGTGCTTTTGATCGGGCAATAGTCGGATTAAGAGAAGACCGTAACCGTAATCTGGCTTCTACAGATTGGTACGCATTATCTGACGTAGTGATGTCGCAGGACATGACTGATTATCGTCAGGACTTGCGTGATCTTCCGGCTGGACTAACCACCGTAGAAGAAGTACAAGCAGTTACTTGGCCCACGAAACCTTAATATGCCTCTTGTACCTATAGATAATGTAGGTCAGCATGGGGTTATTAAGGATATAAATTCCTGGCAGGTACCTAACAACGCTTGGACTGACGGGAATAATGTCCGGTCAGAGCATGGGGCTATTCAGAAAACTCCAGGCTATAAGGAGGTTATGGCTTCCTGCCCTGTCGCACCTTATCATGTTGTAAACCTAGTATCGGGATCATCTTCCTACTGGATTATTGGTGGGCTTACGAAAATATATGTTCATAATGGTTCCACATGGACGAACATAACAAGGCAGACCAGCGGATCAGATGTAAATTATACTACTACAGCCAGAGAAGGCTGGACATCTACTGTATTAGGTGGTGTTTTAATAATGACCAATGGTGAGGATGATCCACAATACTGGGCCTTGACCAGTGGTGTTCCTGCTGTTGCTAATAAGATGGCAGACTTGAGTAACTGGCCCAGTTATACTCTTCTTGCTGGTGCGATGTCAAGTTCTTCTTCGACTGCTTCTATAGCTGTAGATAGCACGGATTCATTTCCATCTGCAGGTACCTTCACTATAGATTCTGAGCAGATTACCTATACTGGTAGAACAGATACTTCATTCACAGGTATCACAAGGGGTGTTAATTCAACATCTGGTGCAACCCATTCTGATGATGCACCAGTATTCGTGAATGTTGAATGTAACTCCATGAGAGCATTCAAGTCCTTTCTTATTGGATTGAACGTAACAAGAGCAGGAATTAATTACGGTACTCTTGTGAAATGGTCTACTGAGGCTGCTACTCAAACTTTACCTACGTCATGGGATGAGTCGGACGCCACCGTTGATGCTGGTGAGTATGCCCTTGAAGATACGAAGGGAGTCATACTTGACGGTCTTCCGCTTGGCGACTCCTTTATGATTTACAAGGAAGATTCCGTATACAGTATGACGTATGTTGGAACTCCTTTCATTTTCGCCTTCAGGCAGATCAGTCCTAATGTTGGCGCACTTTCAAAGAACTGCATAGCTGAGTTCGATGGAGGTCACTTCATATTTGGTAACGGTGACTTGTATCTAAACGATGGTCAAAGACTTAAATCATTATTACCCCACAAAATGCGGGATCATGTTTTCGGGAATATAAATGGCGACGAACATGCGAAGTCTTTTGTAGCTGCTGACTATGCTGCTGGTGAGATGTGGGCCTGTTATGTATCATCCGGCAACACTACAAACGTACAATGCGATAAAGCATTGATATGGAACTGGGTAAACAATACGCTTACTGAGCGTGATATTCCAAACTTAGGATTTATCGGTTATGGAGTTGAAAGCGATCCATTATCTTCAGCTTCTTGGGCAGCAGATACGTCAACATGGGAAGATAATACACTAACATGGTCTACAGTAGGTTCAGCTTCTTTTGTGAACACGACTGGTAGATCATTAGTTCTCGTATCCCCTACAGATACCAAACTTTATAGGCATGATACTGGGAATAAGAACGACACAGCTAACATGACATCCTATATCGAAAGGACAGGGCTTACCATTGATGAGTCTGGCAGGAATAATCCTGCAGCAGTAAAGCATGTTACTGCCGTATGGCCTAAAATGACCGTATCTGACGACAGTACCGTGAATGTATATGTAGGCTCACAAATGTCTACTGAAGGAGATATCAAATGGGAAGGACCATATACGTTTGAACCTGATACTCAGTCTAAGGTGCCTGTTAGAGTTAGTGGGAAATACATTGGAATCAAGTTTGAGTCTACTGGCGACCAGACATGGAGGTTAGATGGTTATGATCTTGAGTTAAAGAACTCAGGCATCAGAGGCTCTAAGATGAACTAATGACTATTCATTCAGATAAGGTCATACAATCTGTAACTCGCTACGAACCCGGTCCTATCCCATTAAATCAGGAAGACTTAGGTGTATACCTCAATAATGAATTAAAGAGGTTGGGCGATGTTATTTTAAATCATGCAGCCTTCAGGTTAGAGCGATCTCACTCTGTACCAGATAGACCCAGAGCAGGTGATATAAGATATTTTGATGGTACGGATGCTGATCCTTTAGGCTCTGGTGTTGAAGGACTCTATGTCTTTAGGAAAGGTGATCCTGGTGCTTGGGTGAATCTGTTAGCCTTAGACGCAGGAACTGTAGAGATTTCGGGCGCTTCTGGTGATCTAGCAATTGAAATAGATAACAATGTTGCTAATTCAGCAAACTTAAAAATCCGTTGTGATGCAGCCAGTCCACGCGCTGACTTCTATGTAGACGACCAAGTTCATATTACATTAAGTGGGCAGAGGGTGGGCATCTTAGATACCAGCCCAACATATACTCTTGATGTCTTTGGCGATGGTAGATTTGTCCATCAATTAACGGTGGATGATGGTATATCGTGTGCTGATACGGTAGTTAGCAGGCCACGCTTTACTGACTATTCAGAAACTGTAGATGCGATAGGAACAAAGACCACAGCATTTAACATTGATCTTGAGGATGGCAATGTCCAGACTCTTACTCTATCTGGTGGTGGAACCTTTAATATAGGCATCACCAATGCTTTGAGTTCCCATTCTAATTCAGTAACTATACTGGGAACTAACCTTGGAAGTTGTACGGCTACCTTCTACGCAGGAGCGCATGATGGTGGTGGCAATAAAGTTTACTGGGCTGACGGCGATGATACCAGTGATAACTTGATGACTTCCTCTGGTACAGATGTAGTAACTTTCACAACCTTTGACGGTGGAACTAAATTTTACGGCTTCGTTGCCGGTAAAGGAATGACTAATTCATAATGAAGGAATCTATTTCACCCATCTCTTCGGCTTCTCATCCTGGACGAACTTGCAAGGTATTCCTGATAGAGTCTAATGATATAGACTTAGTATGGAATGATGTTGTACCTCTTATAGAGAAAGCATTACAACATGCAGAAGGCGAACTCGTACCAGACGACATAAAGAAACATCTGGATAAGAATGATCTCAGATTATGGATAGCACTGGAAGGTAAAGAAACTATAGCTGCTATGGTAACCGAGATCATACAGTATCCAAGGAAGAAGATAGTCAGGGTTATCACACTAGCTGGAAAGAATATGGATATGTGGTATGACTTCCTCCCTATGATAGAAGGATACGCAATAAGAAACGACTGCTCATCCCTTGAGGCGTGGTCAAGAAAAGGTATGGCAAGAAAACTAAAAGACTGGAAACACTCTTATGATATCATTACGAAAGACTTGAAACAGAGGATGCAATAATGGCAGGATTATTATCAGGTACGGGCATACACGACACTGGCGGACTAGGAGGAAGTCCTAGTATATGGGGTCCAGGTTGGCTAGGTGCTGACAGGCCAGGACTTGGTGCGGAAGGAATACTAGGCTATACTCCCGCAGTTCCTTCTCAGACAGTAAAGAGGGGTGCTGTTGATGTACCTATGGATCTTAGTATGTTTGAAGGATCAAATAAATATGCTAATTATGTCAGAGCATGGCCTGATTTACTCAATCATTATCTAAACCTGATGTCTACAGATGATAGTTCAATGGCTGAGTGGGGGCAAAAACACTGGGAAGATATAGGTCAGCATGAAACTGATGCTTATATGTTATCAGAAAAAGGTAAGACTCCTATGGAAGCATGGAGAGCAAGAGGTATGTGGGGTGATACGCCATTACCAAGAACTCATTTAAGTCCGGGCAGATTCCAAGCATCTAAGTATTTACCGGCTATGGATGCAGATTACGATCCAAGAGCAGGGGTAACGGAAACTACCTACAGTGCTGGTCTACCACAGCCAGAAGTAGAAGGGTATAAGTATGAGTATCCTGTTTATGACTGGGGTGGTAATCAAGACCCAGTCTATAGATACGCTGGTCATACAACAGCAGATATAGATGAGTATCCGTACTATCCGTATGAGCCAACGGGTGCGCCACTTCGGTCAAGGAATGATCGTGTTTTGATTGGACAGCGACTGATTCCAGTGTAGGAGAATATTATGTCAGGTGGAACAAAAGTACAGACAACGAGAACAGAACCTTGGGAACAACAGAAGCCCTTTTTAGAGAGAGGCTTTGAGTATACTGAAGACCTTTACGGTTCAGGAAAACTAAATCCTGCTTACTATGGAGGTCAGACAGTTGCTGGTTTTACCCCGGCTCAGCAAGCTGCTCAAGAAGCTACACTAAGGTATGCCACTGATCCACAGACTGAAGCATTTATGGGTACTGCTCAACAGGGTATGGGTGATATATATTTAGCTGGTCAGAGAGCCATGACTCATGGAGCAACCGCTGCACAGCCTCTTACCCAGACTCAGTATAGTACATTCACACCATTCAATCAGTATCAGTACGAAGATTTATTGGCTGGGAGGGTAGATACAGATACAGGACCATTCAAAGATGTTGCGGATGTCTACGGTAGACAAGCAATGGCTCAATTGACGGGTGAGATTCTTCCTGGTATACGCCAACAGATGGTTCAGACGCAACCCGGTGGTGGTACAAGGGGTGATATAGTACAAGCTAATGCTATCGCTGCTGCACAGCAACAGGTTACAGATAAGATAGCAGAGCAAGGGTTTGGTGCGTATCAACAGGCACAAGCCCAACGTATGCCAGCAGCCCAGATGGGCTTAGGCGCGCAGCAGCAACGTATGGGTTATGGTATGCAAGGAGCAGGGGCTACACAAGGTGCATTGAGTCAGTACCCATCTATACTGGGCGCACCATTAGCGATGACTGGAGCAGCAGGACAGGTTGGTGCACAACAGCAAGCAATGGATCAGCAGTTACTTGATGCAGCCAAACAGAAATATGCCTATGATGCACAGAGAGCGCAGCTTGGATTACAGAACTACATGGCTGGTATATCTGGTGAGTATGGTGGTACGAGTACAGCAACAGGACCAGCCGGACCTAACCCGATGCTTTCAG